AGCCAGCCCATCACGCGGCGTCCTCCAGCAACTCTCCACATGTTGGGCACCTCTCCTGTTTCAACGCATACTGAAACGACTCGTCTTCCATGACGTCATCAAGCACAGATGTTTTAAGGTTGACCTGAACGTTTGCACCATTAAGACAGGAACTCTCAATTTCACTCGATAGACAAACACGACCATGAATGCCGATATATACAGATATATCAGCGGCACGAATTTCAAAAATCAGCCGGAGCTGCTCCAGCGTAAAATCCTTAATTTCTACCGGTGTGAGTTCACGCGAACCTTTAAAGTCGTAGTCGTATGTCATGCCCTTGACTCCTGTGTTGTGGGACTTTACTTATACTTTCCTACAACGGACAGGTCAACTGGAAAAATTCGTCCCAGTCATACGGCTCCTTAAAAACTTGTAGAGCCTCCACGGCTGAAGCACCATCCATACGAAGGCTAACAGCATCGGAGCCGCAAAAAACACGAATGTCCAAGCTGCTATCGCGAATAACAATAAAACAAGGGCCGTGAGAATGCCTAGACAACCACGCACACTGATGGGGGGACAGATCGACTTTACGAGTAAAGTTTTTAGCGGCTTTAAGTTCGAGGCAGCTGAACTCACCACGCTCGCTAAGTAGCAAGACATCGGGCAACCCAGGCAGGCTCCACGACTCCAGCCTTGTTGTCTCAATTCGCCGCTCCGTCCTCGTCAATCCGTCGCTGATGATCTTCCACAACCCCGCCTCCCGATTCTTCAGGGCTTCTTTCGGCATCTGATTCGTGGATTTCGACGGCTTCGCCGTCGATAACCGTTTCAAAGCTGCTTCTAATGAGTTCGAGTTCACGTTCGACGTCCTCCCGCGACATGGCATCAATACTACCAGTTCGAATCTCTGACTTGCTCACATAAAGTCCCGCCGCCAATCCCCGATTTTTTTCGGCCATCACCGCCGCCGAAAACGCACCTCCTTCAAGAGCCAAATTTTTAATCTTGCCCATGTCTGCGATGTGTCGCTTGTATGTGACGCCATATTGCTCGTCCAGCTCATCGCGATACCGTTGAATTTCAGAGACTACATGGGGACAGATATTATTGTTGGTGAGTTCGTAAGCACGAGTATGCGCACTAGCCGGAGGATAACCTGCACGTATCGCCGCCTCACGCATCGTGATCAAACCGTCATTCGCAACCAATTCCTTTACGAACTTTTCCTGTCGCCTCGTCAACTTACGATTTGGACCACGCGTGGCGACCTTTTTGCCTGTCCCACCAGTGTCTGGTCCCGGCCTGTTGCTATTGGGCATTTTACCCTCCAAAAAGGTCTTTTATCGTTTAGTTTCAACGCTGTCCCGGCACTGTCCCACCACTTGACTTTAAGAACACCCTCTAAGTGAGGCGTATGGGATCATTTACCCGACAGTAGCAGTGAACCGGAGGTCGGATCAACTATAAGTCACGGGGAAACCGTCCCATAAGCGATATGTTGCGCATCCTGACGTGGGACACTTTGAGAGGGCAAAAATCTATATATATAAGGCACTTATACATACTGTCCCACCTGTCCCACCAATCCCGTCTCTGGATTCTGACTTTTATTTTTTTTGGATTCATAGAATTCATACTATAGGTGGGACGGTGGGACACCTGCTATGGAGAACCGTGGGCCGTGGTTTCAGTTACTTTTTATTTGTCTCTTCGTTTTCCCATATCGTCACCTGTTCCTGGATGTCTTCGAGTTGCGCTGACATCCATCCGTCATTATCGAGATGGGTTTCATTGAACTCGCCTTTTTTAATAGGCTTGATGCTTCGGTCGGTGACTGTAAACATCCCGATTGGTGTCGGGGGTTTGTCCGAAGAAAAGGTGTAACCGCCGAAGTCGCTTGCGTTGAGCGATTCGTCGTCGCCGTACATGACGAAGACGGGTGTCTTCGGGAAGCGGCGTTGACGCTCGGCTTGCCGCACGTCTCTCATCGCGGTGATTGGATCGGTGGCCTTGGCCCAGTGTCCGAAGCCGCCGCCCGACATCGCCAGAAACGTGCAGCCGTTTGGCAGTACGTGTTTGTGGTTTTCCATGAGTTGACTCCTGTTGCAGTCGGCCCACGGTTCACCGTAGCAGATGCTTGGTCCACAATGTCAAAGAGCCTTGGGCCTTGCGCCGGGGGTCAGAGCGGTGGCCCGCTGCCACTTCGCCCCGGTCGAGCGCCTCTTTTCACTATTAAGATTTTAAAGGATTTTTCCCATAAAGTCAAACAAAAACGACCAGTCACGGTCGTTTTTCCGGTCGAGAGTCGCTTTTTTGTGGATAACTCTGTGGATAACTTTAGAACGAATCAGGAACGACGCTTCACGGCCCCCCTCCCGTGAAGTTATTCTCCGGCGTCGTCCACGGCCTTTTCGTCGGGGCCATAAAGCTCGTGAGAACTGGTACTCTGGACGTCGCACGTGGCGCAATAAAACACAGGCTCCCAGTTTATCTCGTAGACGAACTCATCAACGCCCCCGCACCGTGAGCAGATTCTGTTGTCAGCCATTTGTCGCCCCCTTTTCCATGCCTGCGTTGTGTTGCGTTGCCCATCCGGGCCGGGACTTTCCAGATCAGGTCGGACCCCGCCAAGTTACTCCAAAACGAGCCGGACCAAGCCTGCGTTGTGTTTCCGGGTCGCGCGTGACCAAACCAAAACCCGTCGCGCCATGCCAATCCGGTCCCGGCCGGTCCCGGCCTGCCTTGCGTTGTGTTTCCGGTCCGCGTCAAGCCATGCCCGATCAGTCCGGGACGCATCGCACCTGACCCAGCCAAGATCCGTCGCGCCTGCCTTGTGTCATCACTCCTCGCCATGTCACGCCAAAACAAACCCGGCCCGGTACACGCCTGCCGTTCCAGAACGTAACAATTCGAACCATGCCAAACACTGCCGAAGCTTTCCAGACCCGGCCATGGCACACCTAGCCGAAGCCTTCCAGGCCTGCCGTGTCGCATCAAACCGCGCCAAAACAAACCCGGCCCGGTCTCGCCTCGGCTTGCTCCATCGCTCCGGTACACGCCTGCCATGCCAGATGTCGCCACGGCGCATCGCCTTTGGCCGTGGCTCCCCGCACACCGCCGAACCTAACCTGTCCTCGCCTACCGTGTCTGCCTTGCCGCTCCACAGTGCGCCTGACCTCACCAATCCAGTACATGCCAATCCCGGCCTGCCGTGCCAACACTCCTATTCCGCTGCTTGTAGAGCAGTGGTTGCGGGTTCGAGGATCGAGATGATCCGTTCAAGGGGCTGGGCCGTGAGCCCTGCCGTATCGAGCGCGACGGCGTAGCGCACGAGCCATGCCTTGAGGTCAACGACGGCCTGTCGGCGTAGCTCCTCCAGATGGTCGGGATCGTTAGGATCGAATATATAATAACCCATCCCGTCCTGTCTCGTGGACGAGGGCGACAGAAGCAGGGGCACGTCGCGCTCCTGGATTTTTATTCGGCCCGTTGGGGTTTGGTGCTCCACTTGGAACACCAGTTTCAAACCCTGGACGAACATCCGCGCTTGCCACGTGCGATGCTCGCGGGCTGCTTTTGTGTCGTCCCATGTGAAAAAGTCGAAGGCGGGATGGTCAGGCCCCGTGGACCTGACCTCCTCGACAAACGTCTGGGGGTTGTAGACCCCACCGTGGCGCAGGCAAAAATCCTTTACGATTTCCGCCCGCTGCTTGCGCAGGAGTTTGACGCTCATGCAGCTTCCCTCCGAATCACTTCGTCGTTGAAGAACTGCATGAGATCTTCCGTGTCCGCATCGGCGCACATGGGATTGTCCAGTGCTCGTTGCTGGGCATCCCTGCCGTGATGTGCGACGAGGTCATCCCACGCGTCGTCTTGTTCGTCGGCGGAGATGACGCGGAAAGACCCGAAGTTGCCTTTCCCCTTCTCCTGACGGTAGTCGCCCAGTCCGATCAACACGCCCGCATTACAGAGTATGTTGAACAGGGACGTGAGATTTAACTGGGGGGTGATGTAGCGCATCTCGATTTCCGTTCCCCACTTGGGAAGGTATGGGCGCGTCCTGATGTCGGGGGTCTTGTTCATGCCCCCTTGGCGGACGATGTCCATCTTGAGATGTGGCGTGCCATAAAGAGGCACCAAGTCCCCCGGCATGAACAGGAGCCGCTGGATTTCGGTTTTGTAGACGCCCTCCGTTTCGAGGGCGGCGGTAGCCATGGCCGCCTTGACCGCGATGACCTTCATGCCCAAAGCCGTGGGGCCGTCCGGTATGATCTCGGCGGCATCCACAAACTCTTGGAGCGGGTCGTGCTTGATGTGCGCCCGCTCCGCTTTGGATTTGCCTTTTCCGCCGCCAACGAGGAATTCCTGTTTGGCTTTGGCCGACATGCGGTTCTGGTAAAGCGGCGTCGTACCGAGAAGGCGTAAGGTGCAAGACTTTTGGGTAAGCTTGCTGACGGAGATCGTGACGGTTTCTTTCTTAGCCGTGGGCATTTGCCCCTCCTATGTGTTAAGTCTCAACATGTCCTATATAAATAGGAGATCACGGGATGTCAACAAGTTATTTTTCACCATCCTCGTTTGAAGCCGCCAAGTACCAGTCATGTTTCGGAACATCCGCACCACAAGAATCACAGGTCACGGCGGTCCAGGCGAAGTGGTACACGTGCGCGTGGTCGCCGCACTCCGGGCAGATGATCGTTTTCCCTGACTGCCCCGGATGGCACCATTTCGGCACCGTCTGGAGCCCTGCATACTTCAGCAGCACCTTCGGAGTTCCCTGCCGCTGGTCGTGTATCCACTGGTGGTCGCGAGCGTCGATCCTCATATCGGCGACCGGTTCCCCCTCGATTTTCTTGCGTTTCAACCATTCAAACATCAGTGCAACTCCTTCTTGTAGTTTGCGCGGATCTGGTCCGCCTTTTGCAGCCACAGTTCACGGAACCGTGGGTCACGAGCCCTGCTCGCAGCTTCCTTGCATTTGAGCACCCGCAACCGGTACGTGACCCAGGTTTCGAGATCTTCTTTTGTAACGGGTGAGAAGTTACCCATGGTCAGGTCCCTTCAATTCTGCGATTTCCGCATCAAGTTTCCCCACCCGCCATTCCAGAACGGAGATGGTTGTATGGAAACTGCCTGTGCCCTGTGCTTCGATCAGGCATTTAAGTGTCTTTATCTCTCGTGCCAGGGCGGAGCGGTGCTGTTGCAGATCGCGGACGACATCTTTTACATCGATCATAGTCTGACTCCTTTCTGCACCACCTTATATGGGATTGTTCTTATAGGTGTCAAGAAAAAAGGACCTCCGAGAACGAATCTCGGAGGCCAGGGGGTTTCAGCGCCCACCCAACAGGAGTCAACAACTGGGCAGTCGCTTGGGAGGACTCTTATATTGACGCAGCGCGTTGTCACTGTCAACCGCCATCGAACTTATCGGCCTCGTTTCCCCACGTCGTCCAGCCTCTGCGAGACTGGCGGCCAAACAGCTCGATACGGGGAACGTCGCCCATGAGATGGACAATACGGTCTGCCACCTCGTCGGGCTTTCTGGAGTGCTCGCGGCGTGGCTCGATGACGAGCCGTCGCACCGACATTGAAACGCGTTGCGGCTTGCCTTTTGTAGCGAGAAGGCAGAGTTCGGGATTGGCCCGTGTCCAGTAGCCCATGCCTGTGTGGAAATCGGGCACCGCAAAGAGGAGCCGTGGGGCGGACTTGTTTAACTTGGCCCAATAAAACGCCACCGTTTTATATGTGAAACCCCAGGCCTCGATAAGCTTGAAGGCTTCGGGAAGCAACGGGTCGGTCACCCACAGAAACAGGGCGCAATCCTCGGCGGCGATGTCTTGAACGGGAAGCGCCCGGACATCGGCGAGGCTCATGCAGTCGTAGTGTTGTTCGGGGGAGCGGCCCTTACCCTCGGCGCTCCATGTCTGGAACGTCCAGGGTGGATCGGCACATATTACGTTAAATTCCCCACTGGGCAATTTTGCTGACAAGGAGAATCACTCCATATGCGGCCATTGCCACGACGAGAGGGGTTAACATTTCTCTGCCGCCTCTCTGACAACCTGTTGTCCATGGGCCGTGTATATTTGTGTCTCGCTCTCTCGATGCTTTTCGAGGAGGAAGGTGAACTGCCCGCTAATGGTTCGGTGCTCACGCTTCGCCATGTCACGAAGCACCCTGTAGGTGGCAATTGGCACCACAACTGATTTCCATCGTCCGGGGTCCATGATGACCTCCTGTTCTTCTGCATATATAAGGGACAAATCCTTAATCGTCAAGTTTCACGAGGTCTCCCCACGTGTCACCAAGCGATATCTGGCACGGTGTCGGAACCTTTAATTCGACCGCCTCTTCCATCGTTTTGCAAAGTGCGCGAGCCTCTTCCTCGGAGGTGACCGAGAAGGCCAATTCGTCGTGGACCTGAACGAGGGGGACGGCATCGTGCTCCTTGTTTACGGCGACCATCGCGGCCTTTGTCTGATCGGCTGCGCTAGCTTGAATTAATCGGTTCAATGAGCGGTACGTGTACGCTCGTTTGATGTTGTCGCCATACTCCAAAACGGCTTTCTCTTTTGGATGCGCCCGTGCCGAGACGAACTGGACCGGCTCCCAGAGATCGAAGCGGCACTTGCGGCCAAGCAGGGACCTGACGGAACCACCTTTAAGAGGGTGGGCCGTGTGCCGTTGAGACACGTCCATCAACTCTTTCACGAATGGCACGTCCTCATGGTACTGGCGCAGGAGGCGTCTGGCCTCGTCTATGGAGATGTCTAGCTGGGTCGCCATCTTGGTCTGGCCCATCCCGTACATGATCCCGAGATTCAGCGTCTTGGCCTGCCTGCGCGGGATTCCGGCGACATCGGCAACCATCTGATGGAAGTCTGTAGAAGGGTCATCGCGGTATGCCTTGACGAACTCGGCGGCACCGGTCAGGCCCTGGTTCGTGAGCGAGGCAAAGTGGACCAGTATGCGCGGCTCCTGTTGATCAAAATCTATTGAAGACCACTGCTCGCCCGGTTCGGGGAGGAACAGCCCCCGCACCTTCGCCGCCATCTCCGGGTTACGTGCCGGTATCTGTTGGAGGTTGGGGTGCGAGCAACTTATGCGCCCGGTGACCGTCCCGCCGCCTTCGGATCTTAGCTGGTTGATGTGACCGTGGATTCTTTCACCTTCCGTATGGCGGAAAATACTGGCAATAAACGTGTTACCCATCTTGTCGTATTCGCGCGCCGTCGCGATTTGTTTGACCAGGGGGTGCTCGTGCTCGGAAAGGAAATTCTTGGTGAAGCTGGGAAGCCCGGTTGGAGTGCGCCCGTAATCCAACCCCAGATGATC